AATCAGAGACAGCGGGTTTGAGTTTGTCGTTTTAGCATCCGGCATGCAGGTTCGCTCGTTCGTCGCTGACTACGCCGTTATCGGGGAGGCGTGGCGGCAGAATGGCGGTCACTGGTCGCCGGACCAATATAATCTGCTTAAAGAGGAGGCATAAGTATGAGGAAATGGGTTCTGGGAATCTGGTCGGTCGTCGTTGCCTTTTTCGCTCTTTTCGGCGTTGATCTTAATCTCCTAACCGATATCAACGCCCTGCCGGTTATCGCCGGGCTGCTTGTTATCGGCGTCTGGGTTTTCACCGAAGCAAAGCAGGATTTGAAAGAGCTAAAAGAGGGAATTATACAAACGGACAAGTGGAGCGACCCGGCGTTCTGGACGGCAGCTATCGTTGGGGTTATAGCGCCGTTGCTCGGGCTATTTAATGTTTCAATTTCAACCGAGCTAATATCAACCATTTCGGTCATCGCCGCCGCTGTCGTTCCCGTTTTAATCAAGCTCTTCAGGAAACGAGCGGCAGAATGAAATGTCAGATAAGCATCAGCTATTGATTGATGTTGTCGTCGTCATCCTCGCCATCGCAATAGTTTTAATCGGCCTGCACATAATCAAGTCTAACACCTCCAAGCAAATATCTGAGCTTGAGGCTGCCCAGTCAGAGCTCAGAGAGAAAGCCAAAGCGCTCGAGGCCGAGATAAAAAAAAGGGAATCCGAGTTAGCTGAGGCGCAGACTCTGGTTTCTGATCTTGAGGCCAAACTTAAGAAGGCGAACGATCAAACGCTTACTGCTCAGGCGGCGCTGAACTATGTCCAAACTACGTATCAGAAAAAAACGATAACTGAACTGACTTTAGAGTTGGAAGCATCAGGGGTCGAGATAGCATACTCGCCGGCGCTCGGGCTTTATACTCTGCCCGAGACATCGGCCCGGACGCTGGCGCTCTCATTTTTTGAGCTGAAGTCTACCCGCCCGGCTTATGAAGCCGTTCTTGCCGAAAGCGCCAAGAAAGATGAGCTGATTTCGGGGCTGAACCGGCTGTATATGGCTTCGGCTTCTGAGATCACCGCTCTAAAAGAGAGACTCGATCAGGAGAGAGCCCTTAACGCCTCTCTCCAGCACGAGGTCGCGGTGCTGAAAAACCAAGGCAGGAAAACTAACTACTGGGCATATATCGCCACCGCTGGAATCGCTTTCGCCCTCGGTGCTATCGCTACCAACTGATTCGAGGTAAAAAATGACTGGTCAAGTCTCTGTTGTCGAACTGGTCAACGCTATCGCAGTTCTGATTTTAGCCGGGCTAATCGCTTGGTCGAAGTTCAAGACCGGGCGAAACGAAAAGGCTAACTGTTCAAACTCGGCTGACATTGAGAATCGACTGCAAACCATCGCCCAAGAACTGGCGCACTTGAAATGGAGTATTGAGGATATTAGAGACCGGGTGATGAAGCTTGAAATGTCGGTTGACAGGCTAAAGGAGTGACGTGGCAAAAAAGGCTAAAGCAAAAAAGGGGCGGCCGTCCAAGCTCGCTACGATTAACCTTGACGAGATAGAGCGCATGGGCGGACTCGGCCTCACGCTTGAGGAAATCGGCTATATCGTCGGGGTGGCCGAGTCCACCGTTCGAGGCTGGAAAAATAATCCAGCATTTTCTGCGGCCTTAAAAAAGGGTAAGCTCCGGGCCGACCAGAATGTCAAGCAGAGCCTCTACAAGCGGGCTCTGGATGGTGACGTCACGGCTGCGATATTCTGGCTCAAAAACCGAGAGCCGAAAAACTGGGGCGATAAACGACAGCTTGACATCTCGTCAGATGAGGGATCAGAGGTCGTGATAAAGGTGGTAAAGACTGAGGCTCAGGGAGATAAAAAAGATGGCGGTTGAGATTGTCGTCGGCGAAAAGTTCTATCCGCTGTTTTCTTGCCGCAAGCGCTATCTGGTGATGATGGGCGGCCGTGGCTCGAGTAAGACCGAGACCGCCGCCCGGATCATGTTTTATCGGGCGCTGCGCCGCCGACACCGCTATCTCGTGATGAGGAAGGTCAGGCGTACCCTTTCAGACTCGGTGGTCGAGGTGTTCAGGCGTTTTTTTTTAGAACAATCAATCCCGTTTGAATATCACATTGCTGAGCAGGTCATGGCCTTCAAGGCCCCGGCCGGCTGGTCAGAGATTCTATTCCGGGGCATAGACGAGCCCTCGAAGATCAAATCAATAAAGGGCATCACCTCTGCGTGGCTCGAGGAGACGACCGAGTTTTCAAAAGATGAGTTCGAGACTATCGACTTATCGGTGCGGGAGTCGGACGCCGATTATCTCCAGATCATCTTGACATTTAACCCGGTCGAAAGTGAAGCGCCGTGGCTAAAAGAGCGGTTTTTCGGGGCATCACCAGACCCGGACGCCCTGACCCATCGCTCGACCATTCTCGATAATCCGAACCGAGAGGTGGTGCGGCGCTATCTCCCGATACTGGACAAGCTCAAGCACCAGAGCCCCGAGATGTACCAGATAGCCAGACTTGGTGAATGGGCTCGGCCAGAAGGTGGGATTTTTGATTGGCCAGTTGAGGAACTGCCGGCAGACATGAAATATGATTCGATATTCTATGGCGTCGACTTTGGATTCTCAATTGACCCGGCAGCGGTTGTGAAGGTCTACCGCCGGGCTGATTTCTACTGGGTAGAAGAGTTGGTCTATGAAGCGGGGCTGACGAACGCCGACCTCGCTAAAAGATTAAAAGATCTCGGGGTAGGCCCGCGGGAGAGGGTCTACTGCGATGCCGCCGAACCGAAGTCAATCGCCGAACTTAACCGCCTTGGCATCCGGGCCCTCGCGGCCGCTAAGGGGCAGGACTCGGTGAGGGCAGGAATAAATTTTTTGCGCTCGGTCAAAATCAGGATAGTTCAGGGCTCGCAGAATCTCTATAACGAGATGAGGTCTTACTCATGGCGTCGAGACCGCTCAGGTCAGTTTACCTCTGAGCCGGTCGATTATAAAAACCATCTGATTGACGCCACACGCTACGCCATCACTGGTGACGCTGAAGTTTTGAATGCGGGGGTTTCCCGTGTTATGATTATCGGAGGATAAAAAGTCATGGACACTACTAAAGAGCAGTCAAAAGTATATATTTACACATCGAAAGGTCAAGCCGTTCCGTTTAGCCGGGCGACTCGAGTTCCAGTATCTAAGAGCTCAAAGCAGCTCGGGTCAAGAGAGCTCGGGTCGCTCGGTCTTATTGCTCGGCCTTATGACCCCTCGAAGTTTCTGGAGATCATCGAGTCTAACGTCTACGCCGACCGCTGCGTGAGGCAAACAGCTCAAGATGCGACGGGGACAGACTGGAATATAATTAAAGAGCCAGACAAAGAAGAGAACGAGGCTGAGCAGAAACGCCTCAGTGATTTTCTATATAAAGCGAACTCTGACGGCGAGACCTTGCTGGATGTTTTCGAGAAGGCGATCATCGATCTTAAAAGCATCGGCTGGATGACGATTGAGGTCGCCCCCCGACTCGATGGCGGCCTTGAGATTTACCACGTCCCGGCTCACACGATTTATACCCACAAGTCCCGGGATAAATTCTGCCAGATAAGGGATATCCGCCGGGTCTGGTTTAAGCGGTTCGGGGTGAAAGATGACATTACGGCATCATCGGGAGAGCTGATCAAGCCTACCACGCCACCTGATGATATCGCTGACGCTATGATTTTTTATCGCTCTTATTACCCGAAAAGCGACTACTACGGGGTTCCACCGTTTATCGGTGCGCTCGGGTCGATACTGGGGCTTATAGCCGCCCGGGACTACAACCTATCGTTTTTTCAAAACTATGGGCTGCCGCTCGGGTTTATCGTTCTTCAGGGCGACTGGGAGGAGAACGCCGATGAGGCGCTGAGGAAATATCTGGTCGGCGAGCATGGCGGGGTAGCAAATGCCAACAAGGCGGCGGTGCTAAGGGTCGCCTCAGGCTCATCGATGCAGTGGATTCCACTTTCGGCCGAGGCGAAGGAAGGGCAGTTCCGGGTCTACATTAAGATGCTGCGAGATGAGGTACTCTCTGCTTATGCCATGCCGCCCTACCGGATTGGCATCGCGGAGACCGGGGCCCTCGGCGGTTCAACGGCCGTCGAGTCAACCAGAATCTATTACCAGAGCGTTATCAGGCCGTTGCAACGGGTGCTCGAATCTATCACCGACCGGCTTATCAAGGCGATGGGCATTACCTCTTACTACGTGGAGCTGATGCCCGCTGATGTTAGAAACCTCGAATCGCTAACGGGGCTCTATGGCGGGCTGATTGACCGCGGGGTTCTATCGCCAAACGAGGTTCGAGATAAGCTGGACCTTGGCGATCCATATCCCGGCGGCGACTCCCACTTTATGGCTGGCTCTTATCTGCCGATTGACCTGCCGGTGGCAAAAGATTCAGATCAGGGGGCTGATGACAAAACTAAGACTGAGCAGGCCCCGACTTCTGACGAAGTAGACGATATTTCCATTCTGCTTGAGATTCGAGACAAGCTGAAGGCTATCTCGGCAGAGACTCCGGGGCCGGGGGGCGTCGATGGATAGAAGCTCGGCGCTCTCTCTACTGGATCTAATCAACGAGGTACTATCTCAGAGGATAGACAAGGCCCGGGGGCTAACACGGGCTGATATCGAGCGGCTAAAAGAGTCGACGATTAAGTGGTTTAAGGAGTTGCGCTCGGCCCTACCCGCCGAGATCCGGGATGAAAGCGACCTCGATTCGGCTTATTACGACTGGCTGGAAAGGGGC